CAGAAGAGATGATAGAAGAATGTGCTATGTTCCCACACGCAGAACATGACGACCTTGTTGACTCGATGAGCCAAGCACTACTAAGGTTTCGTAAGGGGAACTTTGTATCATTGAAAGATGACTACGAAGATGAGCCCACGGACCACGGACCAGAGACGGAGTATTACTAATGGTTAAAATTAACAATAGGTATGATGATATTATTTCACAAGACCCTGCCTATCAAGGATCAAAACCTGTAGATGCCGTTAATGAGTTTATGTCTAAGTTTATTGGTCAACCAATTAAGAAAAAATTAGAGAGTAAAGAACAAGCTTTACTAGAAGCAGGAGAACTGATAGCTAAGCCTTTTAGTTTTTTAGGAAAACAAATTTCTAGTCCTGACGTTACAATACAAGATCTTCAAAAAACAGCGACCACGGACCCCGGTCTAACAGGTCTCGCAGCTCAAGTTCAAGTTCCGTTTGAAGCGTTGGGAGAGACATTACAATTTATTTTTGATCCACAATTTTATTCTGATTTAAGAGGTAAAATTAATAGAGGAGAAGCCACAGGTTTTGAAAGAGGTCTTGGAGTTGTTTCAGCTCTAGCAGAAATAGCTGGTGGTGATGAACTACTAAGATTTGCAATTAAAAAATTTGGTCCAGGAATTAGAACTTTCTTTGATAATCTAAGTCCTGAAGAAAAGGCAGATCCCATAGCAGTCATTAACAAGATGCCTATATCTAAACAACAAAAAGTTGAGTTAGGACAAGAAATACTCGGAGGCGGTAAAACTGTAGAGAATATACAAGACACTATTATGAGAGAACCAGATATGGGTGGTGCAGGCGGTACTAAAGTTGATATGAAAATACCTAAAACTTATCAAACTATGATTGATAAAAACACACTGGGTGGTCCAGAGACAAAAGCAAAAATTGAAAAAGTATTCAAAGATTACCCAGACAAATTACCGGGATCTGCGCAGCAAATATCTAAAGACTATGGAATGTCTAATTATAAATATCTTCTAGCCACTATATACAAAAGAATGTCAGAGGGCACATTACCAAGTGATTATTTTTCACCTCAATTAAAACCAGGTGAGTTTGCAGGAAAACAAATAGAATTTGTAGGTTCAAAAAAAGCTGCTGAATTATCCAAACAAAAATTTGGTCCAAGACTTGAAGAAATAGAAACATATTATGCAGCTAATAAATCTAAATTTAAAGATAAGGGTGTGGGTTTTTTTAAAACTGAACTTTTAAAAAACACCTCGGTTAAAAGTGTGTCTGATAAATATTTATACGATAAATTCTCAGGATATGAAGATATCAAAATGCCAGGTATGAAAAAAGATGTTTATAACAAAAACGCAAACAAAAAAGGTAATCAAAAAAAAGCTGAAAATATACTAGCAAGATACGGCATATATGGATCAGAACGTGCAAGAAGTAGAAATAATTTTTACACGCTAGTTCACAGCTATAGACAGGACCCTCGGGAACTAGAAAAACTTGTGAAAGCTTCAGGCGGATTAACTAAAGATGAGTTCAAAAAACTCAACCCTAATCTAACATCAAAAGAAATAAATGAAGCGTACCCTGAGTATTCGTTCAACGTTGGACAAAAAATGATAGATGACGAATATAGAATGTTAATCGATTTGAATGAACCAGAAAATCTACCAAAATTTCAAGTTAAAATAAAAGTTAGAGATGAATTTAATAAATGGCTTGGCGGTCAAATTGATGAATACTTTTTTAACCCAAACCCAACACCACAACAAGCTGCTTTTATAGAAAAATTTAAAACTGCCTTAAGCAGAGCTACAAAAAAGGATTATGACGATGACAAAGCTTTTAGAAAAGCTTTGATAAGTATGTATAAGACTGATTTATCTCACGCCTTCCCTATAAGAGCTTACACTAAAGAATTTCCGGGTGCCGGGGGGTTTGCTGATTTAATTAAGGTTAACTTCTCAGGAATAAACACTGGACAACAAGCTGCTGTAGACAGGTCTATAAAAAGATTTATTAAGAACCTATCAGATCTACCAAGAAATCCAGATGGTGGATTTAAAAATACTCCTGAAAACGTACAATTAATTAATAAGATAATAGCAAACATTCAAAAAATAAATGATGACTTTGGAGAAAGACTTGTTACCTCAATACATAAAATAGATGATCCCGAAGTAGCAGCGTTATTAAAAGGTGCTTTTCCCGATAGGGTTGATGAAAAAGGTAAATTGTTGCAAGTTGAATCATTTGATGAAGCGGAGAGAACTAAATTTAAAGAATCAAAACCAAGCATTGTTTTAGGCGCAGACATCGGTAATGAACCAAACCTAGAGGATTTAAAACAATATTGGTTAGATCATATTAGAGACGGTGAGTTAGGTATTAAAGAACCAAAGTTTATAGGTAAGACAGGTGCAAGTGGAAGAAGAAGTCCTTTAGCTGGTATTATGGGGAAAATAGCTCCAGGTACACCTGATTTTAGTTTTTTCAATCGAGGAGGCCCAGTGCGGATGGCCATTGGCGGTGATCCGTTGCAGAATATTAATCAACAACAATTCACACCTGACCCTGCTATAGACAATGACTTCTTTCAACAAGCAGTGGACTCAGGTAACTTACAAGCCTTTGGTGCAAGTAATTTATTTAAGATATTTGGTAAGGTTCCCGGTTTGTTATCACCAAAAAAAGTTACCTCTGACATACCTACTGGCACAGGCACTACGCCCATGGTTCCAAAAGTTGATCCTGGTGACTTCCCTTTTAAATCTTACTTTATAGAATCTACAACAAGTCCCAACGCACCAAAGAGTGCGCTGCCAAAAGATTGGTTAAAATATTACACAGGTAATATCGGTGTGCCACAATCAGAGATGAAAGACGCAGGTATTTTAAATTATTTAGAGGATATAGAAAAATTTTTTCCTAATACAAAACTAACTCAACAAAATTTAATTGATGTATATGAAAGTTCTCCAATTGCAAATATTGAAGTCAAAGTAAAAAGAGAGCCAACGGGTAATACTCCTCCTGGAGGTTTGGGTGCTTACATGGGTAAACCTAAGCACAAAGGAACAGGTTCACAACCGTTAGATAGTGCAGGTGAAAACTACAGAGAAATAGTGGTTAACGTTGATAAGTTACCTGGTCAAGAAACTCAGTTTTTCAATGCATCACATTTTGCTAAAGATCCTAACGTCATAGCTTTTACAAGAGTTGCTGATTACAAAGACGTAGATGGCAACACAGTCGCTGTCATACAAGAAATGCAAACTGACATGTTGACTAATTTGAAAAAAGAGCAAGAGCGAATGAAAGCTACTGCGGAGATGGTTAGAAATTTTAAGGCAAAACTTAAAGAACAAATTGGTAACGGTGATACCTATCAACTAGATCTTCTTAATAGATTTGAAAGAGAATATCCTGAGAGCATGTTACAGTTTATGGAAACCTCTGATCTCGTACGTCCGAATGATCCCACATTTGCATCTCAATTAACACCTGATGTGGTCAAGGAGTTGACTGAAATACAAGAGCGGATTACAACTATTGCAAATCAAAATAGAGATAGAGTTGTAGATCCTGATTTTCAAAATAAAATAGTAGCCCTACAAGAAGAGGGTAGACAAAAATTTAACGCACTGTTTGAGTTAAATAGAGGCACTAATTATAAAGATCAACTTAAAAATATTAGAGTTCTAGACGTGGACAATACTGAAGATTTAGCTAATTTTGTAAACCGTAATCCAACCTACATGGGTAGTAATGAATTTAGACCTGTGCAGAGTTTCCCTGTGCTGCCTTTTAATAAAGGTAAGGACTATATTGACCTACTGCTAAAAGCTACAATCAAAGATGCAGAGGCTAATGGTATTAACAAGGTGGCAATCTTTCCGTCAGAGTTAGTAAACAGAAGGTGGGGTAAAGATCCTGATGGACCTGCAGGTAAAAAATTTAAAACTATATATGACAATATAACAGTGCAAGAGCTTAAGAATATAGCTAAGAAATATACTGGTAATAAAAATAATTTAAAAATAGAAAAAATTGTTGATGCTGGCAAAGGTAAATTTGGTTTAAAATTCTTTAATAAGGGGGTTGACGGTAAGGATGTTTTTGATCAAACAGATGGTTTAGATATTAGAGATGCAGAAAGTTATGCTGCTTATTTCGATGCACGTGCGATGCAAGAAATAGAGAACTTTGGTGACGGCAAAGTTATGGTAAGACGAGAAATAGCCCCCGGTCAATTCTCAGAATTTATTTTAAAAAGTGATGATCCTGATACATCTAAGGGATATAAGTTGGTAGATCCAACAGGAGATGAGGGAGTTATAAGAGTTATTGAAGAGTATGATCCTAGCTTAGTAGAGATGTATGTATTAACTCTGCCTGAAGAAACCACTAAGAAAGGTCCAATGTTTATATATGGTAAAAAAGATGGTGGTAAAATTGCGTCTGATGGTTTAGTTTCAATAACTGATATATTTGGAGAATATTAATGGTAGAAAAGTTTAATTCTAGCGTCCCAACACCGCAAAATGAAAATCCTATAGGCCCAGGAGGCGATGAAGACCTTAACGTTGAAGAGCTAGGACAAGAAGTTGATTTACAAACAGGACAACAAAATCCAGACATAATAATTGAAGATGATGGTTCTGCTGTTTTAAATGCAGAAGAATCTCCTATGCCAACAACCTTTGGTTCTAATTTAGCAGAAGTTTTAGACCCTGCATATTTACAAGGACTTGCAAATGAGTTAATAGAAAAAGTAGACAATGACAAATCTACAAGGGAAGATTGGGAGCAGTCATACACAAAAGGATTAGACTTACTTGGTTTCAAATATGAAGAAAGAACTAGACCCTTTAGAGGTGCCGCTAGTGTCAACCATCCTGTTTTAGCACAAGCAGTTACGCAGTTTCAGGCCATGGCTTATGTCGAACTTTTACCAAGTGATGGACCTGTTCGAACACAAGTTGTAGGAGCTAATTCACCAGAATTACAACAGGCTGCAGAGCGTGTTAAAGATTACATGAATTATGAGATCACTCATGTGATGGAGGATTACAATCCTGAGATGGACCAACTCTTGTTTCAATTACCTCTCTCAGGTAGTGCATTCAAAAAGATTTATTTTGATGACGTAGCAGGAAGAGCTGC